GGATTATTATTATGATTCAGATCCAGTTATTCAAGAACATCAGGCCAAAATACAATATCTAGAAGAATTATGTTCTACATTAAAAGAAATATTAGAGAATGTTAAATGGCGACATCAAAACATTAAGAACATGATCGAATGGCGGAAATTTACTAGCGGAATTTAATGGAAACAATTATTGTCACTAAAAGAAACGAAGCATTCTTATCGTTAGAATGTGAACCTTCTATAGAGCGAGAATTGTCTGAACACTTTTGCTTCTTTGTTCCTGGATATAAATTTATGCCTGCTTATAAAAATCGTATGTGGGATGGAAAGATACGATTATTTGATCAAAGAAAGAAAACATTATATACTGGTTTATATAAGTATCTAGCAGAATTCGCAGAACAAAGAGATTATAAAATTGTAATAAATGAGGATGCCTTCTATGGCACTCCTGACGAAGACCTTAATCATGATCTAGACACCTTTTTGAGTAAATTGAAGGCTAGCGTGAATGGAAAGGATATATACCCCAGGGATTATCAATTAGAGGCCTTCTCGCTCATCATGAGAAAAACTAAAAGCCTTTTACTATCACCAACGGCTTCTGGAAAATCTTTAATCATTTATATGGCATTAAGATATTACCTAGAAACTTATGATAATGATGTACTCATTATTGTCCCTACAACATCCTTAGTTGAACAGATGTATTCGGACTTTGCTGACTACTCCAGTAAGGATACCTGGGATTGTGCCGAAAATTGTCATAGAATATATTCTGGAAAAGACAAATATCATTTTAAACAAAGAGTTACAATAACAACCTGGCAATCCATTTATAAAATGAATCATGAATGGTTTGAAAGATATGGTATGGTAATAGGCGATGAAGCACATAATTTTAAAGCCAAATCACTTACTGCAATATTAGAAAAATGTACAGAAGCTAAATATCGTATTGGTACGACTGGAACATTAGATGGTACTCAAACCCATCAATTAGTATTAGAAGGATTGTTTGGTCCAGTATATCAGGTCACTACAACTAAACAATTAATAGATAATAACGACTTAAGTCAATTAGAAATAGATATACTTATACTTAAATATAAAGATGAGATATGTAAAATTATATCTGGTCTAAAATATCAAGAAGAACTGGACTTTATTGTAAGATATGAACCACGAAATAATTTTATTGCTAACCTAGCGTTAGATCAGAAAGGTAATACTTTATTGCTATTTAATTATGTTGATAAACATGGTAAACCATTACACTCTCTGTTAAAAGAAAAGATAAATAGTAATAGAAAGTTATTTTATGTATCAGGAGAAACAGATGTCGATACAAGAGAATCAGTCCGTGAGATTACCGAGAAAGAAAAAGATGCAATTATCGTCGCAAGTATTGGGACTTTTTCTACTGGGATTAACATTAGGAATCTACACAATATCATCTTTGCTTCACCTAGTAAGTCGCAAATTAGGGTTCTTCAATCCATCGGCCGAGGACTAAGAAAGAGTACCACTGGTCAAGATACAAAGATATATGATATAGCAGATGATTTACATTGGAAATCTAATAAAAATTATACATTACAACATGCAGCAGAACGCATAAAGATATATTCTAAAGAACGATTTAATTACAAATTATGGGATATAAATATATAAATGGAAGAATTAAATATTAGACATTTTAAACTCATGAATGGAGATGATATTATCGGACTCGTAGCAGTTAAAAACGATGATAACTTTATAATTGAAAGACCTGTTAGTATACATGCTAATTTATTGGGTGGCTTTCAATTTACTCCTTGGTTTCCATTCTCGGATTCCAAACAATTTAAAATATTAAAATCTAATATTATTCAACATGTTCCTATAGCTGAAGAAGTAAAAACTAGTTATGTGCACTTTGCATTGAAACTAGATAAAATCAGTAAGCCTGAAACGAGGTCTGATCTTGAGATCTTAGAAGATTATGAGAATGAGCTTGTGAATGAGTATGCTGATAATGGTGTACCTGTAGTTGAGAAGAAGACGATACATTAGAAATTTGTATTCCTTCCCTCCGGAGGTACTATTATATTATACCATAAAACTTGACAAAAGTACAGTGTTTTAATGAAATAAATTATATGTACTTTTCGCTAAAACTATGGTATAATACTATAATTATGGAGAAAATAAAATGAGCCAAAAAAATAAAGCACATTATGTTAATAATAAAGAATTTTCTCAAGCTGTTTTTGATTATGCTGTTGAGGCACAAGGAGCTAGAGAAAAAGGAAATGAAATTCCTAAAGTTACAGACTATATTGCAAAATGCTTTATAAGAATTGCAGAGGGTCTATCACATCGACCAAACTTTGTACGATATACTTATAGAGAAGAAATGGTTATGGATGCTGTTGAAAATTGTTTAAGAGCAATTGGTAACTATAATATAGATACTGCAACTCGCACAGGAAAGCCAAATGCTTTTAGTTACTTTACTCAAATTTGCTATTTTGCATTTATACGTAGAATAACAAAAGAAAAGAAACAACAAGACATTAAGTTTCGATTCATTGAGAAAATGGGTATTGAAGATTTTGTTTCAATGGGTATGGATAACGATACAGCAAGTGAAACTATGGCATATGTCGATACACTAAGACAAAGAATTAGTACAGTAAGACAAAAAGATACTGCTATTAAAGAATTTGCTAAAAAAGAAAAGGAAGCTGAAAAGCTGGAGTTATTCATGTCATGAAACATTTAAGCGAAAAACAAAGAGTCGGTCAAATCAGAAGAAACAAAGTAAGGTTTAAGAAAGAGCTTAAACGTAAAGTAAAAAGAAAAGAGCTAGCAATGACTATGGAGAGAATCCGAATCTCAGGAAGAAGATTAGGTAAACTCCAAAGAAAAATGTTTGCAGAAAGAATGAGGATGATACGTGAAAGTAGCAATTCTTAACGATACACATTGTGGTGTAAGAAATAGTTCAGATATCTTTTTGCAATATCAAGATAGATTCTATTCAGAAGTATTCTTTCCTTATTGTAATGAACATGGTATAAAGAATGTATTGCATTTAGGAGATTACTATGAGCATCGTAAGTTTGTTAACTTTAAAGCTCTTAATGCTAATCGTAAACATTTTTTAGAACCACTTAAAAAATTTGGTATGACAATGGATATTATTCCAGGTAACCATGATGTTTATTTTAAAAACACCAATGAGTTATGTTCATTAAAAGAGTTACTAGGTTATTTTACATCGAATGTTAATATCTGTATGAAACCAACAGTATTAGATTATGATGGTTGTAAAGTTGCAGTAATACCTTGGATTAATAATTCTAATTATAAAGAATATACTGAATGGGCTCAAAAATGTGGTGCATCTATCTTAGGTGCTCATTTAGAGTTAAAAGGATTTGATATGATGGCAGGAATGCCTAATCCACATGGTATGAATGCAGATGTCTTTTCTAAATTTGAAATGGTTCTATCAGGTCATTTCCACACCAAGTCACATCAAGGTAATGTACACTACCTAGGTTCTCAAATGGAGTTTACCTGGGCAGATGTAGATGATCCAAAATACTTTCATGTTCTCGATACTGAGACAAGAGAGGTAGAAGCAATTCGTAATCCAATTACGATGTTTAAGAAAGTAATATATGACGACAGTAAAACTGACTATGATAAAATTGATGTCTCACAATATGAGAAAAAGTTTATTAAGCTGATTGTTATAAATAAAAATGACCTTTACATGTTTGATAAATTTGTAGATAGATTACAGAATATAGAAACATATGAACTCAAGATAGCAGAAAGCTTTGAAGAGTATCTGGGAGAAAGCGTAGAAGACGAGAAAATATCCCTTGAAGATACTACTACTCTACTTGATTCTTATGTTGAAGCTGTTGATACAGATTTAGATAAAGAACATCTAAAGGTTGAATTGAGAAAGCTTTATACAGAAGCACAGAATCTAGAGGTAGTATGATACATTTTGAATCTATCGAGTGGAAGAACTTTCTCTCCACTGGAAATGATCCTATAAAAATTTTATTGGATCGATCACCAACAACACTAATCGTAGGACAAAACGGAGCAGGTAAATCAACTTTACTTGATGCTTTATCGTTTGCTTTATTTGGCAAACCACATCGTGATATTAATAAAAATCAAATGATTAATAGTATCAATAAAAAGGGTACAGTTGTTACAGTTAACTTTACAATAGGTACTGCACATTTTAAAATTGTTAGAGGAATTAAACCTTCTAAATTTGAGATCTATCAGAATGGTAACCTTATAAATCAAGCTTCTAATGTACGAGATTATCAGAAATATCTTGAGCAGAATATACTTAAGTTAAATCATAAATCTTTTCACCAAGTAGTTGTATTAGGAAGTAGCTCATTTATTCCTTTTATGCAACTACCAGTTTGGTCACGAAGAAATATCATTGAAGATTTATTGGATATTAATATCTTTTCTAAAATGAATATGCTTTTAAAGGAACGCAATACAAAAATAAGAGATGAACTCACAGATATTAATCATCAGATAGATATCTTTAAAACAAAGATTGATAGTCAATCAAAGTATATTAAAGATTTACAAGAGCTTAATGATGATCAGATAGTACAGAAACAATCTAGTATTGATACACATAAAGAAGAGATTAATCGTCTATTTAAAGAAAGTAAAACACTTGGAAAGAATTTATCAGCTTCAATTACAGCTGAAGAGAAACATAGTACTGAATTAATTAAAAAGGTATCTCAATTAGATTCATATGATACTCAATTTAATGAAAAAATACATTCACTTGTAACTGAATCACGATTCTATGAAGAGAACGATAATTGTCCAACATGTGATCAAAGTATTGAAGAAGCTAAAAAAGAAGAAAAAATATCTTCAATTAAAGAAAAGGCCAGAGAAATACAAGATGCTAAAGAAGATCTTCAAAAGAATATATTAGAAATAAAAGCTAATCAACAAGAAGTATCTAATAATCTTAATAAGCTAAGACAGAAACAGAATCGTATTAATAGTAATAATGATGCGATTACACTATTACAAAAAGAGATTGATAAGATACAAAAAGAAATTAATAATCTTCAAGGACAGAGTGGAGATGTTTCAAAAGCAAAACGTGAACTTAACTCATTAAGAAAGAAAAAAGATAAAGCAACAGAAAAGAAACTCGAGTATGTAGAAGAAAGAACCTATAATGAAGTCATAGGTGAAATGCTAAAAGACACAGGAATTAAAACGAAAGTCATTAAGCAGTATTTGCCAGTAATGAATCGATTAATTAACAGTTACCTACAAGTATTAGACTTCTTTGTATCATTTCACTTAGACGAAAACTTTAATGAAACAATACGATCAAGACATCGTGACTCATTTAATTATGCTTCATTCTCAGAAGGTGAAAAACAAAGAATTGATTTATCACTTCTCTTTACTTGGAGACAAATCGCCAAAATGAAGAATAGTGCAGCATCTAATCTACTCATATTAGATGAGACATTTGATTCTAGTTTAGATCATGATGGTATTGACAATCTTACTAAGATCCTTGAAACATTGGACGATGGATCTAATGTCTTTATCATATCTCATAAAGGCGATATACTAGAGAATAAATTTAGAAGTAAGATTGAATTCTTTAAGGATCGTAACTTTTCAAAGATCAAATAGCCACCCTAGCTCAGTTCGATCCTGGTGGGTGGCTCCAGCATCAAAAACATGCATGTTTCTGCAAAAAAACCCTGTACAAATGATAAGAACCGTGGTATAATAGATACATAAGATAAGGAAATAAATGGCAAATCAAAAATCAACACTCGCAAAATTATTAGCTAAGGAAAATATTACTGTTCAATATGGTAATTATCAGACTGCATGGTTTGATATTAAAGATCGTATCCTTGGTCTTCCACAGTGGAAAGACATGGGTAAAGATGTTACTGATTTATTAATTGGTCACGAAGTTGGTCATGCTCTATTTACACCCTTTGAAGGTTGGCATGATAGTCCAGAGAAACTCGAAGGTTGTCCAAGATCTTATATTAACGTAATCGAAGATGCTCGTATTGAAAGAAATATAAAGCAAAACTATGCTGGTCTTATTGGCCCAATGTCAAGAGGATACAAAAAATTATTTGATGAAGAATTCTTTGGTGATCTTTCAGACATGGATTGGGATCAAGTAAAGCTTATTGATAAAATTAATCTTAAAGCAAAAATTGGTGATCATATTGATGTACCATTTACTGATGAAGAAATTGTTTATTATAATAGAGCAATGACAACAGAAACCTTTGAGGAAGTAACTCAATTATGCAGAGATATTCTTGCTTATACCAAAGAAAACCAAGAAGAATTAATGGAACCACCTGCAGCACCAAACAATGAACAACAAGAAAATGAAAATAACGATGATCCTTTACAAATGGGTCATGATGATATGGAATCTAAAGGAGAAGAAGATGGAGATCAATCTACAGGTCAACCTAATGGAGACTCTAAAGCTCAAGAAGAAGACGCTGAATCTAATAACAGAGATGCAGGAGAATCTGATAGAGGCGAAGAGGAATCTTCAGCAACTGGAAGAGATGGAAAAACTTATAAAGACGAAGATGTCTCATTAACAGATGAGAACTTCAGACGTAATGAACATACTCTCTTAGATAGAGATGAGTATGGCAATCAAGATACAGTTGCTAATGAGTTTAACAAAGAGGTTGCTAAACAAATGATTATTGAATACTCTGACCTACAAGGAGATAGAATTGCTAGCTCTCAATGGACAGAGTATTTAAATAATGAAACATATAAAGGCAACTTTAAATCTTATATTAAAGAAGTTAAGAAAAATGTTAACTATGCAGTTAAAGAATTTGAAATGAGAAAAGCTGCATATCGTTATACTAGAGCTCAAACTGCAAGAACAGGTTCATTAGACATTAATAGATTATGGTCATATAAGACTAATGATGATATTTTTGCAAAAGTCACAAAATTAGCTGATGCCAAAAATCATGGTATGGTAATGCTAATTGATTACTCTGGATCAATGAATAATACAATGTCTAATGTAATGGATCAACTTTTACATTTAGTTGTATTCTGCAAAACTGTTAACATACCATTCGATGTTTATGGATTTACTTCAGATAATACTAGATTTGGTAAGGATAGATGGGGTGAAGAAGTTATAACACCTTTAGCTGAGTCTAAAGAAAGTGAAATACATAATGGTGGACTTTCATTACCACATATTATTTCATCAACTCTTAAAAAGGGTGATTACGAAGAAGCACTATTTCATATCTATATGAGAAAGTATTTAGGTGAAGGTGATCATGGTTGGTATGAAAGAGATATACTTTCTAAGTACGAAGACTATGGTTCAACACCTCTTAACGAAGCTCTTATTAGATCCCATGATTTAATCAATAAATTTAAAGCAAAACATGCAGTTGATAAAATGAATTTAGTTGTATTATCTGATGGTGAGGCAAATAATATTCATATTCAAAGATCTAGAGAAATTAATTACCTTAATACTACAGATAGATGGGGTAAAACTATTATTCACATTGATGGAAGAAAAGTTACTTTACCAGATAGATCATCTGGTGGAACTAGAGCTTTATTAGAAAACCTACAAAAGAATTATGGAGTTTGTACTCTAGGATTCTTTATTGCAGATGGTTCATATAACTTTTGGAGAAAGATTGAACATGCAGAAGATGCTTATGTATATGGATCAGATGAGCGTAAACCATTTAATAGACAATATTCAAAACATAAATGCGTAACATTTAATAATAAGCTTGGTTATAATCAATTCTATATTGTAAAGAATGGAAAGAATTTCTCAACAGATGATGATGGATTTGATGTAGCAGATGATGCTTCAACAGGTACAATTAGATCTCAATTTAAGAGATACAGTAAATCCAAAAAGAATAATAAGTCGCTTTTAACTAATTTTGGTAGAGCAGTTGCTGAAAAATAACGCAAAAACATGCATGTTTTTGCAAAAAAACTATGTACAATGTTCTCTAACTGTGGTACAATATAACTATAAAATGATAAGGAGATAATATATATTATGAATAATTTGAAAGCCTCAACCCAAATAATCTTAAAAGAGCTTGTATCTAGATATCCAGATCAAACTCAATTTCGTAAATCAGTTATTACTGACATCGGTAAAGAATTTGGTTATTCAGGTAAAGATTGGAAAGATTTAACTACTAATGCGAATAGAGTTAAAATTGGTACCTATGATTTAGCTGGATTAATTGAACCAATTAAAGCTGATGTTAATACTTCAATCGTCAATACAATTCCAAAGAATGCAGCACAAATGCAATCAATTGTAAATGATGAAAAGAACTTTGCTTCTCAAGACGATACATTCGTCCCTTGGGGTGCTTACTTCGACATTTCAAAAATTATTAAATCAAATATGTTTTATCCAACTTACATATCTGGTTTATCTGGTAATGGTAAAACATTTATGGTCGAACAAGCATGTGCTAAAGTTGGTAAAGAATTTATTAGAGTACAAATTAATCCAGAGACCGATGAGGACGATTTACTCGGTGGTTTCAGATTGATTGATGGTGAAACAGTTTTTGCCAAAGGTCCTGTACTTAAAGCAATGGAAAATGGTGCTATACTTCTCCTTGATGAGATCGATAGAGCAACCAATAAGATCATGTGTTTACAAGGAATCCTAGAAGGAAAACCTGTATTGGTCAAAAAGACTGGTGAAATTGTAAAACCTGCAGAAGGTTTTAATGTAATTGCCACAGCTAATACAAAAGGTAAAGGTTCTGAAGATGGTAGATTCACTGCAGCTTCTATTATTGATGAAGCATTCCTTGAGAGATTTACTATCTCTATTGATCAGAAGTTTCCTGGTCTTAATATCGAAAAGAAAATTGTACTTAAACATATGAAAAAGTTTGGCTCAGTCGATGAAGATTTTGCTGATAAACTTGTGACATGGGCAGATATCATCAGAAAAACATTCTTTGATGATGGTGTCGATGAAGTCATTTCAACAAGAAGACTTTGTCACATTGTACAAACATTCTCTATTTTTAATAAAAGAGATAAAGCAATTGATCTTTGCATCTCAAGATTTGATGAAGATACTAAAGCTGCTTTCTTAGATCTCTATTCAAAAGTAGATGATGGTGTGTTAACAGCAGAGAATCCTGAAACTACTGAAGAGGAGGAAAATGTTTAAAAGAAAAGAACAAATAAACTACAAGTTTAATGAGGGAGCCCTTGTAAAAGAGCTCCTTGATTATATAAATAAAACCTATGGAGGTCACTACTCTAAAAACAATTTTCAGTCTACTGAATTTATTATTGATTGTGGCCACGGTATGGGTTTTGCAATTGGAAATGTACTTAAGTATGCACAAAGGTATGGAAAGAAAGAAGGTCTCAATAGAGCAGACCTTTTAAAAATTCTACACTATACCATCATTGCGTTACATGTACATGATTTGAATGAGGAAAATAAAAATGATAATTAGTGATGAAACACTTAACGTTCTAAAGAACTTTGCTTCTATTAATCCAAATCTAGTATTTAAACCTGGTCAAGAGCTTAAGACAATATCTGAAGCAAAGACCATACTAGCTAGAGCTAAGATTGTAGAAGATTTCCCACAAGAGTTTGGAGTCTATGACTTAAACGAATTCTTGTCAGTGTATAGCTTAATCGAGAATCCTACTCTAGAATTTGAAGATAAAGCTGTATTAATTAAAAACAATGTAGGTGGATGTAAGTTACCTAATTCTCAGAAGATAAGATACTTCTTCTCAGAACCTGATATACTTACTACACCTCAAAAAGATATTCAAATGCCCGATCCAGAAGTTGGCGTTAATCTCGAAGAAGATGTATTAAATCAAATTCGAAAAGCTGCTGCTGTACTTGGTCATTCTGAATTATCCATTTCAGGAAAGGATGGTATTATAACTGCTTCAGTTGTCGACACAAGAGACAGTACATCTAATCTATTCGAGATTGAATTGGATAAAGATAACTCATGTAGAAATGAGTTTAACTTTGTGGTAAGTATTCCTAATTTGAAATTACTACCTGGTGATTACTTTGTAAGTATATCATCTAAGCTTATTTCAAACTGGACTAATGGAAATTATCCAGTAGAATATTTTATCGCTCTTGAGAAAACTTCGACATTTAATGTATAAATATAATCGAAGAGAGGAAAGATGCCAGGTGGGTCTTTCCATTTTGTTAACTACTTTGCAAAGGAGAAAATCATGGCAGAAGAAGTGAAAACTGAAAATGCTGAAGAGCAAGTTCAACTGTCTTTACAGGACATCGCCACAATGGTTCAGATTATCGACATCTGTTCGAAAAGAGGTGGATTCGAAGGTCCAGAACTTGAGGCAGTAGGCGGACTAAGAAATAGAGTCGTAAGATTCTTAAATGCCGCTACACCTAAAGACGGTGAGACACCAGAAGGTCAAGTACCTGAAGTTGTTGAAGAACCTGCAGAAGAATCAGCAGAATAATTATAGAGGGGAGCAATCCCCTCTTATTTTAAGGACTATATTATGAATTCAAATGAAAAATCAAATCTATTACTCGCTCTTCAACAAGGCATTGTTGAGGTCACATTTAAGAAAATCGACACCGAAGAGATAAGAGTTATGCCTTGTACAATTAATCCCACAGTACTACAAGATAATGGAGTTGCAATGACTCTTAATATGAGTGCTGAGTCCGATCACTTTGTTGCTTGGGCTTTGGATAAAAAAGCTTGGAGAAGCTTTAGATTAGACACAGTTATATCATGGGAGAAAAAATGAACGAATTTTTATGGGTTGAGAAATATCGACCAAAGACAATATCAGAGTGTATACTCACGGCAGATCTTTATAAAACATTTACACAAATTATAGAACAAGGTGAGATTCAAAATATGATGTTTACTGGTACTGCTGGTACTGGTAAAACGACAGTTGCAAGAGCATTATGTAACGTATTGGATCTCGATTATATCATTATTAATGGTTCTGAAGAATCGGGTATTGATACACTACGAAACAAAATAAAACAATTTGCAAGCTCAGTTTCCTTATCGGGTGGATACAAAGTTGTGATTCTGGACGAGGCTGATTACTTGAATCCCCAATCCACCCAACCTGCTCTTCGTGGATTTATCGAAGAGTTTTCATCCAATTGTAGATTTATATTAACATGTAATTTTAAGAATCGTATTATAGAACCACTCCACTCAAGATGTAGTGTTATTGAGTTTGCTATTCCTAAGAAAGAAAGAAAAGCTATAGCTGGTTCATTTATGACGAGAATTATGAATATTCTTAAAGCTGAAGTTATTAATTATGATGAGCAAGTTATTGCTGAACTCATTATGAAATACTTTCCAGACTTTAGAAGAACAATCAATGAGTTGCAGAGATATGCTACCTTTGGTAAGATAGATAGTGGCATATTAGTTAATACATCAGATGTCGCAATAGCAGATTTGATGGAGCATCTTAAACTTAAAGACTTTAAACTTATGAGACAGTGGGTAGCTGATAATATCGACGTAGAACCAGCTTCAATGTTTCGTAAAATGTATGATAATATGAATGAGCATGTTGAACCATCTAGTATTCCACAAATGGTTCTCATACTTGCAGATTATCAATATAAGAATAGCTTTGTTGCAGACCATGAATTAAACATGGTTGCATGTTGTACAGAAATTATGGCAGGAGTAAAATTTAAATGAAAAAATATATTCACAATCTACATAATGGAACCTTTGGTCCAGAAGAAGATATCAGTGTAAGATATCAAATGTGGCCAGTCATGTATGAGTTAGAAGTCACAAGATGGAGAGTTGTTCGCTTTGAGGATAACGAAGTAAAATACGAAAGAATTTTTGATTCAGAAAAACAAGCAAAAACCTATATAAAAGAAAATGAATCCGTTTGATTATTTAAAAGCAATTAATGAAACCAAAAAAGATATTATGGTCGATGATATTGCTGAGAAAGAATATAATTCATTTATAATCAATCGTGGTCTTTCATTCTTTCGTGATACTATTCTCTATGCTAATGAAATGAATCGTTTCCACCATTTAGATCATCGTCTTCAGTTTGATTTTTTTATAAATATAATTAAGAAGAAAAAGAGATGGTCCAAATGGATTAAACCACAAGAGGTTGATAATCTCGAACTCATAAAAGAATATTATGGGTATAGCAATGAAAAGGCTAAATCCGCATTATCATTAATGAGCAATGAAGAAATTGAACAATTGAAACAAAGGATTTATAAAGGTGGAAAACGAAAATAAACAAATCACAAATTGGCAACCAACTGATATGTTGGAAGTCAGACTCAACGAACCAGACGATTTTCTAAAAATTAGAGAAACCTTAACACGTATTGGTGTCGCATCACGTAAAGATCAAAAGCTGTATCAGTCATGTCATATACTACATAAACAAGGCAGATACTTTATTGTACATTTTAAAGAACTCTTTCTCTTAGATGGCAAACCAAGCAATCTAATAGAGAACGACCTTCAGCGTAGAAACACTATTGCTACGCTATTAGCTGACTGGGGTCTCATTACACTTGTTGATCCAAGTAGCGCGCAGGACATAGCTCCTTTGAGACAAATCAAAGTAATTCCATTCAAGGAAAAGTCTCAATGGGAACTCTGTCCAAAATATAATATAGGAAATACTCAAACTAAAGAGTAAACTTGTATAAATAAACGTGAATCGCCAAAATATTGGGATTCAATTAACCTTGCTAACTTAATAGGAGGAAAATAAAATGGTAGTAAGAAATAACTTGAACGTACCACGTTCACTATTCGTTGGATTTGACACTTTATTTGAGGATCTCGAAAGAATCCACACTAGTGCTAGATCTAATAGTAATAATTATCCACCACATAACGTAGTCAAGATCGATGACGAAAAGTTTCTCATTGAGCTTGCGGTGGCAGGATTTACAAGAGATAATATTGATATCGAATTAAAAGATGGTATTCTTAAAGTCTCTGGTGAAGTAGAAAAGGATGAGCGTGAATACGCATACAAAGGCATTTCATCTCGCAAATTTGAGAAAAGCTTCCGACTCTCAGAATTTGTTGTAATAGATGGTGCTGATCTTGTGGATGGAATACTCGTGGTTTATGCCAGAGTTGAACTTCCTGAAGAAAAGCGTCCAAGGAAGATCGATATAGGGTCTGCTGGGGCGTCAAAGAAAAAATCTTTTTTGAAAGGCTAGTATCAGCGAAGCAATCCCAGTAGATTGTAATAAACATTTACTGGAGATAACTATGAAAGAACTAATACACATGTTCTTAAAATATGATGATGTAAGAGAGACCCTAGGATTAGTATTGATAAGTTTGACAACATTAACATTGGCACCTTTAACAATCTACCTAACATCTCTCGGATTTTGATTCATGCGGGGGTAAGAAATTACCCCCATCTTTAATTGAAAAAAACGGTGTACATTTACATCGACTTATGGTATAATATATATTATGTTGCAATTCTATACAAATGTTTCTCGTTATGGTAACATGATCCTATTACGTGGATATGATCATGGACGAAGAATTGAAAAGAAAATTAAATACGAACCAATCCTTTTTACGAGTACAAATCTTCCAACAGAGTGGAAAGCTCTTGATGGTAGTCCTGTAGGTATTGCAAATGCTGGTAAAAGATTTGACTCAATGCGTTCAGCAAACGAATATGTCACAGGAAATAAACATGTTGCTGGAAAACAAATCTATGGAAACACTAAGTATATTCCTGCTTTTATTAATGATTACTATCCTGGCGACATTGAATTTAATCGTAATCTAATTAATGTAACAACTATCGATATCGAGGTTGCATCAGACGATGGATTCCCAGAGCCAGATAAAGCCGATCATAAAATCATATCAATCGCTCTCAAGAACAATATTAATAATACTTACTTTATTTGGGGTCTTGGTGATTATGACACTGAACAATCTTATATGAAAGATCATAGTGTTATCTATCGTAAGTTTGATCGTGAAGATGATCTATTAATTAACTTTATTACTCATTGGACTAATCATAGTCCAGATGTTGTGACAGGCTGGAACATTCGTTTCTTTGATATTCCATATCTTGTTAATCGTATTAATCGTATGTTAGGCGATGTCTATACAAAAAGACTTAGCCCTTGGGGACTTATTGATCGAAGAGATGTAACAACAATGGGTAGAACTCAAACTGCTTATGATCTCAAAGGTATATCACAATTAGATTACCTTGACTTATTTAAAAAGTTTGGTTATTCATATGGTGCACAAGAGTCATATAAACTCGATCATATTGCAAATGTTGTACTAGGAGAAAAGAAACTATCCTATGATGAATACTCTAATCTTCATACGCTATACAAATATAATCATCAAAAGTTTATTGACTATAATATTAAAGACGTAGAGTTGGTTGACAGACTCGAGGACAAACTTGGACTTATTACGCTTTGTATGACAATGGCGTATAAAGGCGGTGTAAACTATAATGATACATTTGGTACTACTCTTATCTGGGACACAATCATTTATCGAAGACTATATAAGAATAAGATTGTTGTACCATTTATTGAGGATAAAACCAAATCTGCATATCCTGGTGGTTATGTAAAAGATCCTCATGTTGGAATTCATAACAATATTGTATCATTTGACCTTAACTCGCTATATCCTTCTATTATTATGCAATACAATATGTCGCCAGAGACAATTGCAAATGGTGAGATAACTAATTTTGATATTGAAGGAGTATTAACAAAGTCTTCAAGACCAGACAATAAAGGAAAAGCTCTTGCTGCAAATGGTCAATATTTTAATACTGATAAGACTGGTATTGTTCCATTTATCGTCGATGAGATGTATAAAGAAAGAGTTGAAATTAAAAATAGCATGATTGATGCTCAAAAGAAATTACAAAAGGTAGATAAAAATGACAAACAAGAAGTATACAACATTGAAAGAGATATTGCAATCGCTGAAAATCGTCAAATGGCGATTAAGATTCTTCTTAACTCTTTGTACGGTGCTATGGGTAATCGTTATTTTCGCTTTTTCGACCAAAGAATCGCAGAAGCCATTACCCTTACAGGACAGCTTACAATTCGATGGGCCGAATATGCGCTCAACTCCTATCTCAACCGAGTGTTACAAAACACAACATGGAAAGACTATATCGTCGCAATCGACACCGACTCTTTGTATGTGGGCCTAGACGATTTAGTTCAAAAGTTTAAACCAAATAATACAATTGACTTTCTTGATAAGATATGTCAAGATGCTCTTGAACCAGAATTAGAAAAAGCCTATGCCGACTTATTCAATATGCTTGGTGGTGTAGATAATCGTATGGTTATGAAACGAGAAGCCATTGCAGATCGTGGTCTCTGGACAGCAAAGAAAAGATATATTCTAAATGTACATGATAACGAGGGTGTAAGATATCGTGAACCAAAACAAAAGATTATGGGTATTGAAGCCATTAAGTCTTCTACTCCAGCACCATGTCGTGAAGCTCTAAAAGAGATCTTTAAAGTTATTATGCAGAAAGATGAAGCATCCGTACAAGAAGCAATAGAACAATTTAAAAATCATTTTAAAACATTACCTGCTGATCAGATTGCATTTCCTCGTGGAGTCAGTAAAGTTCGTGAGTTTCAGTCGAGAGATACAATTTATAAAAAAGGTACACCAATTCATGTACGAGGTTCTATCATGTATAATAAAATGATTGGCGATCTAGCACTACAGAAAAAATACACAATGATTAACAATGGAGATAAGATTAAGTTTCTTTATCTACGTAAACCAAATACCATTCATGAGAATGTCATTGCTTTTCCAGACTATCTGCCAGAAGAGTTTGGATTACATAATTATATTGATCATGAGTTACAATTCCAAAAGACTTTTCTTGATCCAATTGAGCCAATCCTAGATGCTGTTGGTTGGTCTTCAGAAGAAGTTGCTTCATTGGAGGATTTCTTTGGATAAAAAAATGAAAATAACACTGTACAAAATGACTAAAACATGGTATAATAATACTATAATATGGAGAAAACAATGAAATTAGTGCGTTTATCCTCAGGTGAGGAAGTAATAGGTGAAGTCACTGAGACTGAAAATCTTATCACAATTAAAGATGGCTATACTCTTATTCCAGCTGGAGAAGGTAGAATAGGAATGATGCCATTCATGGCTTATACAAAAGCTAAAAATGGAGTTACAATCGATAAAAAGTTTGTAATGTTTATGATTGAACCAGCTGATGATCTACAAGATCAAGTCAGAAGCATGAGTTCTGGAATTGTTACACCTAATAAGAAGATAGTCACATGATAGATAAAGTTATACATGTTACAGATTGGATTACTGCTGAAGATGTTCCAACTATGTCAAATCCAGAATATAAAAAGCTTGTTAAAAAATGGGGCAAATTTTCTGGGCCATCAGAACCAACAGGTAATAGCATTCATGGTTGTTACCAATGGGCTCATGTTAAAGATATAGAAACTATTGGTAGTGAGCTAATTCATAAAGATATTGGATATATTGGTACAGCAAAAAGAAACATAATAGATAGAACAAGAGCTGTAATTGCTCCTAAAGGTGCACATCCAATTAAAATGATTTTATCGTCTGGTCAAATCACAATGGAAGATTTAAGAGTTAGATATGTTATTACACCATCTGATCCAGACAGTGTAGAAGCTAAGACAGCTGTTAATTTAGAAAAGCATCTACACAATGAAATGAATGATAAATTTGGATATAGATATAAATGGGTTGAAGCTCAACTATCTAGAGATAATCAACACAATTATGTTTTAAAGAATTTTAGAGAATTAACATATCCTCAAGCAAAAATGATATTACCGCAATTAATCAAAATAACAAAACAGCTAGGTGCAGAACATGTTTCTGGCGAAGTAGATCTAATAGTAAATGGAGAAACTGAATGAGCAATGATTGGGTAAAAGACATTCATGACATGCAAACAAAGTATAAGACTCGTGAATGGGTTGAAAATGCTGATAAAGAAAAGCTTAAAAGATTCCTTGAGTTTCGTATTGACTTTTTAAAAGAAGAGTTAATGGAAACAACTGCAGCAGTTACTAATAATGACTCAGAAGAAATTGTTGATGGTCTTATTGATCTTTGTGTTGTTGCTATTGGTACACTCGATGCATTTGGTGTCGATCCATACAAAGCATGGGACGAAGTTCTTAGAGCAAATATGGCAAAAGAAGTTGGTGTTAAACCAACAAGACCAAATCCTTTAGGTGTTCCAGACTTAATTAAACCAGATAATTGGGAGGCTCCTTCGCACGAAGGAAATCATGGTAAGTTTAACGATCTTCGATAGTATATACGATAACAAAACAGACAAACGAATGGACTATGAGTCCTTTGATGAGTTTGAACAAGTATTATATAAACTATCTGAATCTACAAAGTATCCTACTAAAAAGGATGCTCCACTAATTAGTCCAGCGGTATACATCCCCGATACAACGCGGGCTAATGATAACGTCCTTGCTTGGGGCGGCTTCGGGATTCTTGATATTGATGATTATGAAGGTAGAATGGAAGACATCGAAGAGAAATACTCTCAATATCGATATGTTTGCTATTCAACTGCTTCATCAACAGTTGAGAATCCCAAGTTTCGTTTAGTATTTCCACTTACAGATCAAGTTGGTAAAGATGATATTAAACATTTTTGGTTTGCACTCAATAAAGAAATTGGTGATATTGCTGATGCTCAAACCAAAGATCTAAGTCGTATGTATTATATACCTGCAAAATATAAAGATAGTTTTAACTTTATCTTTTCTCATGATGGCGAAGTAATGAATCCTATGTCACTTATGGCAAAGCATCCATATGTTAAACCTAATCAAACAATGTTTGATCGCTTTCCACCAGCAATACAAGAAGCTTTATTGGAGAGAAAGCGTAATCAATTAAATAATAAG